AAGAACATCGTCGAAGCACTCATGCAAGTGGGCTTCGCCCAAGTCAACGTCAGTGTCGTTGATTCGGATAACGTGCTCGACTCGCACAGTCTTGCCGATCTCTGATCGGATATCGTCAAGCGTAGCGTTGAGCTGCTGTACAGCATCATCCGTGATGGCCTTCATTTGCTCTGTGTCAAGCGTAGCTTGGTCAGGCTTGTTCATGGTAGGGCCGTACAGGTAAACCGCTCGTAGCTCCTCGATGGTGAGCGAGGCGACAGTGCCAACCTTGTGTAGCGTAGCTAACTGACGCAGTAACGTCTTGTTTGCTTCGCAAGCTTTGAGTGAGGGATCGTTGCCGAGTTGATCGTAGATCCGTTGGACACGGCTTTGATGAGCGTGTCCCAATGTGCTAAGATGATCGAACATGAAATGTTCTCCTTTGTTGCGTTTAAACGAAGTGAGTCTAGTCAGTAGCTAGACTCTGTGACTCACAGACAGGACAGGGCGAAGCACTCGTGATGAGGCTGATCCACTTGCCTGAGACTCTTGCGGTGAAACCGCAGCTTTTGCAAAAGAGCTTGAGTAGTCGAGTACCCTGCTTCTTGCGTAGGTTTGCATCGATAGATGCATGAGGGTAGTCACCAAGGATCTCAGCGATCTCCTCAAGTTTAGACTTGAGATCTGGTGACAATGGGGTCTGAGTCATAGGGCCGAGGAAGCCAATCGCTTTAGCGATAATGGCAAACTGACCACGATGACCACACTCGATACCGCACCAAACATGAACAAGTTCATGGAGTAGGATGCGGAGTACCTCTAGCGGATCATCCACTAGTGGATTGACGAAGACTTCCATAGTGCCATCGGCACTGATAGAGGCATCAAAGGCTTGGCCGAGTGTGACCTTGCCTGTCTTGGAACCGCGATACCCGATGGGAAACCCACAGGATACACGGTACTTGCGATTCTCCCACTGCTCCGGTTGGATACCGGCAAGTATGAAGATCATATCGATTAGCAGAACAACTGCGTTGGACAGCCAATCCTCTCGTAGCTTGTATGATTGCATAGCAATCCTCCTATAGTAGTTGCGAAAGTATGTAATGAATATTACATATCAGTGTGCTCTCACCTTTATCGTGAAAGCGCAACAATATATAATATTGTTCACCTTGGACACTTAGGATGGTTACACCATCTTACGAAACGATTCACACATACAGTACGAGCTTCGCTTCGTGTGTCCTCTGTATTGGCCTGAGTGAGCTAGGAAAGATGAGCATCCTAATCTCTGGCTACGCCACAGAGCCGACATCCTTTGTCCGTACTGAGCGCCGTAACTCATGTACACTGCTATCGGGCAGAGGTGGCCTACACCTAACCGACCAAGCTTTGTAAGCAGACCGTTGAACTGGTCAATCGCCGCTTGGCCCAATTATCAAGCTCACAAGTTTAAACGGCTGTCAACTATTTTTTTGAAATCGAGTTGATTACCCTATGGGTAACTTTTTTTGTTTTGGTGGGTTTAAACGCTATGCTTGACGTTCGAGAACGGCTCTTTGCTCGCTACGTAGCGGAAGGCCGCACGCATAGGCAGAGTGTCGAGATGGCAGGTTTCACTTGTAATCCGGATAAAAAGGGGAGTGAGTTGGTTAAAAAAGCTGAGATAGCTTCGCTAATACAGGAGAAATCGTTGGAATTAGAGCAAAATAGAGCCTTATCCTTACAGGATCACCTTGATTCGCTTGCTATGCTTCGTGATGACGCCCGTGATGCTGGGCAATACAGCGCAGCGATACAGGCAGAGCACCACAGAGGCAAGGCTTCACGCCTATACGTCGAGCAATCGCATATCGTGGAGCAGAAGATCGACTCACCTACGGTGATACTGGAACGTTTAAACGGTTTGCTCTCGCATGATACGCAGGACTAGCGTGCATAATGCGCTGGAGTCCCGCGAATGTGCAGGATCGTGGCCTGTGTCGCCCCCCTACACGCCTACACGCAGCGCAGGAGTCACACGCATACATATACATACAAATTCTAATCCTCGAACACCCCAAATTATCATACCCCCCTACCCCTTAATCACAAATTGTTGTTGACAAACGGCATATATGAAAAATTTTTTAAATAAAAAAACGATTTGACAACAATAGTTATGGAAGAACAAACAAATATTGACACTCAACTGGCAAATCTAAAGAAGATATTGACACCAGAGAAGTTGTCAACCTTAGATTCTGGCAAAAGAAGGCAAGTATTGGAGTTGCTGTCAACATTAGAGAAGTCTGTTACCCGTGATAAGTGTCAACAATCCTTTCTTTCCTTTTGTGCAGGGGTATGGCCTGCATTTATGGAGGGTGGACACCATAGAAAGATGGCTAAAGCCTTTGAGCGTGTCGCTAATGGTGAGTGTAAACGGTTAATGATTAATATGCCCCCTCGTATGGGGAAGTCTCAGTTGACTTCTTGGCTGTTGCCAGCGTGGATTATGGGCAAAATGCCTGAGAAGAAGATCATTATGGCATCACACACCGCCGAGCTTGCAGTTAGGTTTGGTCGTATGGTGCGTAATCTGATTAATAGTGAGGAGTTTGGAGATATCTTTCCCGAAACCACACTAACCCAAGACTCAAAAGCAGCAGGTCGCTTCGATGTATCCGGTGGAGGTGAGTATTTCTCCGTTGGTGTAGGCGGTGCTGTTACTGGTCGTGGTGCTGATCTACTTATTATAGATGACCCACACTCAGAACAACAGGGTCAACAGGCAGATCCAAAGGTATTTGATTCTACATATGAATGGTTTAGCTCTGGCCCAAGGCAGAGACTACAACCCGGTGGGGCTATTATTATTGTTATGACTCGCTGGAGCCAGAAAGATCTATGCGGTCAGATCATGCGGGACTCTATGCAACGTGAGGGATCAGATGAGTGGGATGTAATAGAACTACCCGCGATACTACCTTCTGGCAATTCACTATGGCCTGAGTATTGGCCCATCGCAGAACTAGAGAAACTAAAAGCAGAACTACCTGTATCTAAGTGGGAAGCACAGTATCAGCAAAGCCCTACCTCAGAAGAGTCAGCAATTATTAAACGGGATTGGTGGCAGACATGGGAAGAACGGGAACCGCCCTATGTCAGTTTTATTATTCAGTCTTGGGATACAGCCTTTATGAAACACGAAAGAGCAGACTATTCTGCCTGTACTACATGGGGCGTGTTCTATGCAGATGATTCGAATGGTATGCAAGCACCAAACATTATTCTGCTGGATGCGCTGAAAGAACGAATGGAGTTCCCCACACTCAAGAAACGTGCGCTTGAAATGTATCAGGAATGGGAACCGGATGCATTTATTGTGGAAGCAAAAGCAGCTGGTGCTCCACTCATACATGAATTAAGATCAATGGGTATACCTGTAACAGAGTACACTCCATCAAGGGGGAATGATAAAGTTTCAAGGGTCAATGCAGTTGCAGACTTTTTCGCATCAGGAATTGTCTGGTGTCCTCCAAAGAGATGGGCAGAAGAAGTGATCGAGGAGTTCGCTTCTTTTCCTGTGGGGGATCATGATGACTTGGTTGACTCATCTACTCAGGCACTGCTTCGTTTCAGACAGGGTGGATTCATCGCACTAGAGCATGATGAATATGAAGAAAGAACGCCTAGAAGATTAGCCAACTATTATTAGGAATAACCTATGGCAGTAGATAAAAGAATGGAACCTGTAGTGATGGCTGATATAGCCAACAGGGTTGGAGATCAAGAAGTTGTCGTAGACATAGAGAACCCAGATTCGGTTTCGATAGAGACAGAAGATGGCGGGATGATAATAGACTTTGATCCCGATCCATCTGTAGATGACGCTCCCTTTGATTCAAATCTTTCTGAATACCTAGCAGAAGACTACCTTACTTCATTAGCGCAAGAACTGATTGGTGCATATGAAGATGACCTATCATCCAGAAAAGATTGGGAAGATACCTACATCGAGGGTCTGGATTTACTAGGACTGAAGATAGAAGATCGCACAGAGCCTTGGCCCGGAGCTTGTGGGGTTCACCATCCATTGCTTGCAGAGTCAGTTATCAGATTCCAATCACAGGCAATATCAGAACTATTCCCGGCACAAGGACCAGCAAGAACCAAAATTATTGGTGAAGTTACCAGCGAGCTATATGAACAGTCGGGTAGAGTACAAACCTATTTAAACTATCTGCTGACTGAGGAGATGTCTGAGTTTCGCGCAGAGACAGAACGTATGCTTTTCTCTTTGCCTCTAGCTGGTAGTTCTTTTAAGAAAGTTTATTACGATCCGAATATGGGTAGACCCTGTTCGATGTTTATCCCGGCAGAAGATGTTGTTGTCTACAACGGGGCTACAGATATCAAGACACTCAGCCGTATGACGCATCGTATGCGCAAGTCGGCTAATGAAATAAGAAAGCTGCAAGTATCAGGATTCTATCGTGATGTAGAACTGAATGGCGCAGAAGCCTACATCGATCCAGTGAAAGAAAAGAAAGCTGAGATTGTGGGGGAGAATCTATCCTATAGCTCGATGGGTTCATATCTGAAAAGTGAAACTGTCCATACTCTTCTTGAGATACAAGTCGATCTTGATATAGAAGGGTTTGAGGATATGCAGGATGGAGAGGCTACGGGTATAGCTGTGCCTTATGTTGTAACAGTTGATAAAGGCTCTGCTCAAGTATTATCTATTCGTAGAAACTTCTTGGAAGAAGATCCGCTCAAAAGAAGACGAGATCATTTCATTCACTACGAATATATTCCCGGTTTAGGGTTTTATGGATTGGGGTTGGTTCACCTAATAGGCGGTCTAGTAAAGTCATCAACCTCAATCCTTAGACAGCTGATCGATGCTGGAACACTGGCAAATCTTCCCGGCGGTTTGAAGACAAGGGGTATGCGCATTATTGCAGACGATACTCCTATCATGCCGGGAGAGTTCAGAGATGTAGATGTTCCCGGTGGATCAATTAAAGAAAACATATCATTCCTACCATACAAAGAACCAAGTGGCACTCTGTATTCGTTGCTGAATAATCTGGTAGAGGAAGCTCGTCGTTTCGCATCTATGGCAGATGTGAAAGCAGCAGATATGAATTCACAAGCACCAGTGGGAACTACGCTGGCATTAATAGAACGAAACATGAAAGTGATGTCTGCTATACAGGCCAGACTACACGCATCCATGAAGAATGAGCTTCGTCTTATTTCTAGGATAGTCAAAGACTTTGGGCCTTCAGAATATCCGTATCAGCCATATGGTAATCGAGATGATATCGTAGAAGACTTTAGTGATCAGATAGATGTGATACCTGTAGCCAACCCAAATGCTTCTACAATGTCGCAAAGGATTATGCAGTATCAGGCTGCTTTACAGTTAGCGCAACAGGCTCCTCAACTTTACGACTTGCCAGCTTTGCACAGACAGATGCTTGAAGTGTTGGGGATTAGAGACCCAGAAACTCTTGTTCCAGAAGAGGATGAGTTTCAACCGAAAGATCCCGTTACAGAGAATATGGATTTCATCAACGGCAAGCCAGCTAAAGCGTTCTCCTATCAGGATCACGAAGCACATATACAAACACACTTGGCTGCTATGCGAGATCCGAAGATACTGGAGCTTCTATCTCAGGCTCCTAATCAACAGGCTCTCATGGGCGCGGTGTCTGCTCACATTGCAGAACACTTGGCATTCCAGTATCGCATCGAGATAGAAAAGCAGCTTGGCATAGAGCTACCTGCAACCGATGTGGACTTACCGCCACAAGTAGAAGCAAAGCTTTCGTCTCTTGTAGCGCAAGCAGCAGAGCAGCTCCTCAATATGAATCAGGCAGAAGCACAACAACAGCAACAGGCAGCGCAAGCACAAGATCCTGTATTGCAGCTGAAGCAGCGTGAGCTTGCATTAGAAGAGCAAGAGGCAGCGAGTAAAGCACAAGTAGATCAGCAGAGAGTCCAGAATCAGGCAGCTAAGATAGCGCAGGATCAGGCAAGAGCAGAGATGCGTCAAATGCTTGAGCTTCTCAAGATCGAGGCGCAAAAAGAACAAACTCAGATGAAGATAGATAGCAATGAGAAAATTGCTGGGGCAGAGCTTGGGGCTAATATCGTTGGGGCCACTAATGATCGAGATGAAAGATTAGAAAGGCAACGTATGTTAGAGAAGAGTAAGGGCGCAGAGATAGGTCGCAAGATAGCAGAAACAATAACTAACCCTAGAAGAAATGGCTAATTTTGTTGACCCACAGTTTGTTGATTTGATATTGTCACGTTTAAACGACTTAGAG